AATATTATAGAATTTCCTTCCCTCACACCGTTTTATTGCTTTAATTAACGATTAGTCAATTGAATAGAAAGCAGATACTAAAGCTTCGCTACGAAGTACATCAGCGCCATAGACGTGAAGACCTCTAACGATGTCACCAAAACTGTCAGGATCACGGATCACTTCAGTTTGTGTAATAGCTTGTGCAGTAGCGCAGGCAGAAATATGTCCAGCTATACATTTACCACTAGCTGTAGAAGCAGCAGCAATGTTATTAGACTTGTACATATCAAAACCACGCAGCTTTCCACTTGATACTAGTCCATTACGAATAGAACCCATGCCTGCATTGAAGTCGACTGACATTAATTTTGAACCAGATTGAGACAATTGCTCATACCACGAAGGAGGAGCAACAAACCATCTTCCTTCTTCAGGAATGTTTTGTTCGTCTAACAATCTAGCCATAAATGCCATGACATCAAGGGGATCAGTTCCAGTACCATCAGAACCTGTAAGGTCGATACCATTAGAACCGCCTTGATGTTGCGCCATTGTTTGAGTAGCAGCTGAAGCATCAGCACCTAACACATGGTCAGGCGATGAAGTTGAGACACCACTAAACAATTCGGCAATAACACCTTCATCAAAAGCATCTTTAAGAGCGTAAGCTGCAGAAGAGGATGCGACCTCTTTCCAGTTTACGTGAGACATAGATTTCTCAATGTCATCTACTTTGAATTTGAAAGCGTTTGCGACATCAACAGTAAGGGTTTCTTCAACGTCAGTAAGCTTTGTTTGCGTTACGTCAGCACCTCTTTCATACTGATAAACAGTAATCGTAGGTTCTTTAACTATACGCACAGTATCTCCGTAAGCGGTAATTTCTCCAGAATAATCAGTGTTAGTGATTGCTTCTGCTACCGATGCTTTTCTAAAAAAGTTAAGTACCTTCTTGGAATAAACCTTCGGCATGAAGAATTCATTATCTTGTCCAGTTACGGAGTTTGCAAAGTTACCATTAGTATCAGTTGACTGCTCAAAAAATTGATCAGATTGATTATAAGCCATTTTAAGTCACCTTTAAATGTTAATAGTTATACTTTTAACTGCGCACTCTACCTTCTTCAAGAGCTTTATCGATCTCGGCTTCGAGACGATCAAACTCATCCATAGGGAGTGCTGCAATCTCCTCTTGAGTCCAAATTTTAGGTTCTGCTGTAGCATCTATCGTTGTAGTCTTTGTAGATACCATGTCCGCAGCCATTGAGCTTGGACTCTTAGACTTCTCTTGAGTCTGTATTTTCTCATTAGAAATTAATCCCATGTCTTGTTTAAATAAATCAATTGCTCGACTTGCTAAACCAACATTATTAGGATTATTATAAACCCATGCTTGAATATCTTCTGGTTGAGATTTAGCCCAATCGTGAAATTCATCACTATCTCGAAGTTCTGAAAAATCAGGATGCTTATTATAAAGCTCAGATTCTGCTTCTCTTCTTAAGGCCGCTGATTCTCTTTCTTGTAAAGCTGCAATCTTAGAATTTAATTCTTCGACTTTAGCTTCACTTTGTAAGTGTGAAACAGTTTCAACCACATCGTAAACATCAGGATATTGTGCTTTAAATTGTTCAAGTTCTTCAACAGTTTTAGGAGCAGTATACTCAGGTCTTGAAGACGTTGCTTCATGTATAAGTTCTTGCTCTCTGCTTCTAAACTCGTTAAGCTTACTATCGTAATGCTTTTTCAAGTCATCGTACCTTTTTTTATAGTTAGGCTGTGAATAAGGTTTAACTTTTTCTACTGCTTCTTGTTCTTCTACTTGTTGTTCACCTTCTTCAACTTTTTTAGTTTCTTTAGGCTCAACAAATAAACTGTCAGCAGTTAAACCTGCTTTAGGCATAACATCTTCCGTGTGCCATGATTTTTTCATGTTGTACGGATTAGGTACTGGTTTATTTTTTGCTTCTTCTGTAGAAGCTACATTTTCATTATCAGTCATTTTTACTCTCCTTCCTTTGTGCTTAGTCTACCAAGGTGGCTTATTCCAAGAACGTCTTCTAAATAAGTGCTTGCCTAAATAAGGTGGCATCAAAAGGTATTTTACTTTTTTAAAGTTATGTAGAGGGCTGTTTGACTAGAACAGGTGGCTCTACGGTTAATTAAGTGGCGAATAAAGAGTTACGAGGATTTAAAGCAATCATAGATTCGTTTACTTTTTTATCAGCTAAAGAACGAGGCATTACTCTACCTTGTGTTTCTTTAGGCTGAACAGCACGAACTATTTCTTGTTCTTCTTGTTCTTCCTCGGTTTCTGTTACATATCCACCAACTTGTCTCATTTGTCTAGCATCAGCATCCATTTCAGCTTGCTCCATTAATTCTTGTAAAGTATCAGGACCAATTTCTTCTGTGGCTTTTGATGTCATAACAAATTCCCCATCCGATAACCTTGCAGGTATCGAATCGGACATTCCAGTTCCCGGACCTTCAACTGGTCCAGAACCTGCAAATTCTGATGCTGTTTCTACAACTCGATCAAAGATCATACTTAATCGATTATCTTGTTCAAGTGCAGTCAGCAAATATTCTTCGTCTTCGGGAGTCAAAGACTCACCGACTATAAAATCTATATAGTTATTTTCCATTTCTTCGTCTGACTCCATCGGAGTTTCAGTAGGAACCATTTCTTCTTCAGGCATCATCATAAGATCACCCATTTGATCTTCTACGGCTTCACCGCCTTCTTCGTAACCAAATCTATTAGGATCATAATCTTCTTCTTGATCTCTTTCAAAAGGTCCTGTGCCTTGTTTTTTTTGTTTGTTCTTTTCTTTTAAAACATTAACAAGTGAATTTCTTAAAAAACCTGAAGGATTAATAGCTGCTCCTGCTATTTTTATTCCTGTATTTATACGATCTTGTCTTTTATTTTCTCTAATCGTTTTTTTAGACGGTCTTTTTGCTTTAACAACAATTTCTTCCATAGCAGGTTTATTTTTTGTATCAGGCATTTTATTCTCCTCTATTTAGTGCCTCTGTTACTTGTTCTTTAAGCTGTTCCAACATTACCAGAGAATTGATCTTCCCCCGGCAACGGTACGTTTCCTGTTCCGATGTTGCCGCCACCAGTGCCTGTATTTCCAAGTTCTTGCGGTTGTTGAGGTACTCCTTCAGGGCTTCCCATAGTTGTTTGTTGTTCACCAACGGCAGCAGTTTCGCCGCCTGCTTCTTGTCCAGCATTTTGCATTCCTATAATTTGTGCCATAATAGCTGCTTCCTCTGGATCATTGAGTATTTCTTCAGGATCAAGATCCAAACTATAGGCTAGTTCACTTACCAATTTAGAAATCTTAACAAACGGTGCAATAGCAGGACTTTGTGCAGTTTGTAAGAACATAGTCAATCTTTGACTTCTTACTTCTTTCTGCATCAAGCTATTTGTACCCATAGCATTAATTTCTAAATCTCCTTCGATTCCTATCTTACCTTCCATAAACTGCATGTTCCATTGAAAGTATGCTTCGCCTAAAGGTTTTAATAAGAAATCATCTAAATTTTTTACAACTGTTTTAATATTTAAACTAGAAGCTCCAAGTAACATTGACATACCTGAAGCTGTTCTTGTCATACTTTGAACACCTGTCTGTCCGTGTGAGTACGAAGGTATTCCTGTTTGTTCATCTGCAAGTTGTCTAAACTTGTCAAACATCATCATGTTTTCTGTAGATGTATTAGGAAACTTTAATCCGTGTATTGCTTGTCCGGGCATTCCAGCTTGTCTTCTAAATATTTTTCCGGGATATATTTCCATAGATTGTCCACCTACAAGAGCAGACTCATCTACATCAAATACTAATGATCCTGATAGTGCAAGATTATCTATAGCCATACGTGCATGGCCATTCATAATCTGCTGTGCATCATCCATATTTTCAGCAACACCTATACCAAAAAAACTGTATGGGTTACGCTCATAAGGAAAGGAATGATAAGGTAATCTATGTGGAGTAAAAGGATTTACTACTACTCTTAGTAGTTTACCATTACATATCCAAGCATTAACTTGAACTTCATCTAAATCATCTACGCTGTCAGGAACATCGACACCTGCTTCTCGCATATACTCAGCATCCATTATTCCCCAATATTCTAAGACTTCGTATTTTTCTGATCCATATGATTCATCGTTTTCATCGTCACGTAATTGTGTATCGTAATACTTTTCTTCGTAGTTTGCTCCCATCATTAAGCATTCACGAATTGCATCGCTGTCAAAATAAGGCATTTTGCGCAAAGCACGTAACTGACTTTTGTTTAATTTGTGTCTATGAAATACGTATTCACACTCATCTATATTGGTTGCTGCAGGATCAGGAAAGAAATCCCAAACACTGACAAATTCTATTCTAGGTACTCTAACATCTACAGGAGCGTAAGTTCTTTCGCCATTTTCTCCTTCATCCCAACGACTAAGAGTTTTATTAAAATTAAAAGGACCTTTAACTATTCCTGTTCCTAATAATGCAGACTCAAGTAATGCATTTCTTATTTCAGACGATCCACTTGATTCTTCAATTTGATCGTGAATTAACTTTTCCATTCGTCTAGCAGATTTTTGAGCAGGTTTAATTTCAATCTGTTCAGGTATAGGGCTAGGACCTTCTGATAAAATTTCTGATGCTTCTTCTTCTAAAAACTTACCGTTACTAAAAGTAGCTCCGGGTTTAAGAACTTTACCGTCTCCTTCAAAACCTACATTAAAAGGATTTTCAATGTCTTCTTCTTGTATTTCAGGGATGCTTGTTTCTATTCCGGGATTAGGATTTTGAAGATCTAAATGTAAATATTCAGATATACCTTCAGGTATTTTTGTTTCTTTAACACCTATTGGAAATTTACCTGTTCCAAAAACAACATCTACTAATTGACCAAAGGCTGCTAAAACTTTAGTTTTTGTAATCTTTACAAAGACTTTAGACTTTTCAGACTCTCTAAATTTTACTCGTTTATCGTAAAGACCTCTGTAATTACGATAAGCTTTTAACCATCTATGTTCATGTGATATTCTTGCAGTTTCTGAATCTGAAAAACGACCTTGTATAATTCCAACTAAGTTTAGTTTTTGATCCTCTTCTAAGACAAGCGCTTTACCTTGCTCGCCTTCAACATCTTCAAAGAAAATATTGTCTGCATTATCTATAAATGTATTGTCGTTTTCTGCCATATTTTAATATCCAAAATCTGGATCTACAGGTTTGTAGATAGATTCTTTTTTTAATTCTCTTATGCGCTGTAAAGGATCGTTGATTCTTGGTCTGCTCATAATTAAATAACGTAGCGCATCGTATGCATGATCTGATGCATTCGTGTCTACGTCTTCAGGTTTAGTCCTACTCAAAGGAATACTTTGTAGTTCTCGAATCAAGTTAGGACAAGTGTTAAAAATTTGTAATTTAGGTCGGCTCCCACTATTCTGAACTTTCAAATATTCGTGAATTTGAATTTTACCTTGTATTCTATTTTTATCTGCTCTTCTGAGCTTGTGTCCTAGTTGCTGTAAAGTTTCACCAACTGTAGGACCAGTCGTTCCTGTTCTTGCCCAAGCTGCCGTATCTAAGACTCCTTGAACTGAAAACGGATCTTCTACTTCCATTTCCGTTATTATACGACCTAAATCGAGTCCTGTCAAGTTTTTTCTGTATAATTCTCTATAAATTATTAAAGTTCCATCGCTTCTATCTATTGCTCCCCATAAACAACAACTCTCTGAAGAGTATCCATAGTCAATACCTTTTACTCTTTCCCAAGTAACAGGAAGAAAAAAAGGTTCGATAACATGTACTGTTGGATCAAACTCAACAAAGGCAGCGCCTTCAGCAACATCCCAATTACCTTCTAAGAGTTGTCTACGTTGTATCGGAGGTAATGCTTTAAGCATTTGTTCATATCTTCCATCTTGTGCAAGATATGGATTATCATCTAATTTAGCAGGAATAAATTTTCTTGTAAGTCCATCAGCACCAGTAAAAGATTTATTGTATTCAGCAGGTTCAATATATCTTTTTTTAACCCAATGTGCGCCAACACCTCCGGGGTTAGCTGTACATCTTAAGTAAGGCTCTATTTCAGAATCTGTTGTTCGTAGTCTTGAAGCAAGATAGTTCCAACCAAACTCAGTTGGAAGGTGAGTAATTTCATCAAAACCTATCCAACTATATGCTTGGCCTTGATAACGATAAACATCTGCATCTCTTTCTAAGAAACCAAACTCTATCTTTGCACCGCTTGGAAAGTTCCATAACTTTTCTACTTCCCGAAATTTACATCCGGGAAATGCTTTAGGATAAAGTTCACGAGATTTGTCTATTAGTTCACGTAACTCAGGCATAGACCTTCTAAGTATTAAAGCACGATGAGCAGACTTGTGTGCATAACGAAGAGGATCAACCAACATTGCGTATGATTTACCGCCTCCTGCTGCTCCACCATATAATACATCTTTTTCACCTGCTGCAAGAAACTCTGTTTGTGGTCCATCGTTTGGATGAAAAACTACATTTTCTTCAGGTTTGTCTTGTATTTCTTTTTGAACACTCGGAATGAGTTCTTCGATTTCTGTATCTAATATAACTTGATTATCTGAAACATTGTCAAGTTTCTTATAGATTTCTTTTTGTTGTTTTAAATTAGATTTATAAGAATTAATCTTACCTTGAAGTTGTTTAATTCTTTTTTTCTTTTTACTCATAGACTTTCTAGCATTCATTTTTGCTTTAGTCTTGGAGTGGTAATTGTAATTACTCTTTGATCCTTTAGGCCTACCTTTCTTTTTACGAGGTGTTCCGTCTTTTTTTAACTTAAACGTAACTCCATCTTCTTCGGTTTCGTATCGTTCAGGATACAGTTCCCAATCTTTCTTGTCTTGTTCCATACTTTTTATCTATGATTTTTTTTAAACCTACATGACTTATACTACGACCCGTGTGATTTTCTAACCAATAACAAGCATCACGAAGAGATATCTGTTCTTTAACAATCATATCTTCAACTGCTTCAAGAGCTTCTAATTGTTTAGGAACAGGTTCTAAATATTGTGCATCTTCTTTGGATAGCTCGTAACCAAAAGGAACAGTTGAGCTTTTTCTACGTTTTAAATTAGAAATTGTTTTATTTAAAAGACTGTGGCCTGACTCTTCCCATTCTTTTTTTCGCCAAATCTTTGTCATGTTTTCTTTTTTCTTACTGATGTTTTATAAGCTTCGTTCTTTTTAGTTTTAGGATCATCTTTAACAAAATGTCCTTTTTTATTTCTAGCTCGAACCTTTACTTTTTCGTAACCAAGAAACTTAGTCTTAAACCAATCTGTTAATCCTATGTTCCAAAAGTTCATTGTTCTATCAAAGTTATCTTTCATATTTATTTACCTTTTTTAGTTTTCTTTTTTGTAGTTCGTTTTTTGTGAAGCCCGTGTTTAGCGTGTTGTTTTCCTTTTTTAGTTGCTGCTCTTTTCTTTTTATTTGCTGCTGCTAATTTTTTACGGCCTGCTGCAGTTGATTTTAATTTTTTAATCTTAGCAGAAGGCGCATAGACCTCACCAGTTTCAGAAGATTTCTTACCGCTAGGAGTTCTCCATTTTTCTTTTGTCCATTTTTTTAAAGACTTTTGAGATGCTTTTAGTGCCATTTATCTATAACCTCCACCTTTAGCTTTGTATAGTTTAGCAAGCATTTGAGCTTTACGAGCAGACCATTGACCTGCTTTACCGCCTTTTGATCCTGCTTTAATTTGTTGAAACAGTCTTTTTCTTAGTGTAGGCTTAGTATAGTTGCCTGCTTTATTAACTGTTGATTTCTTTTTTGTTGTTTTCTTTTTAGGCATATATCACCATTTTACTTTGTTTGCCCAATAAGCTGCTGACATTTTTCCTTTAGAAATATTCTTAGCGTGTCGAGCTTTAAAACTTTTACGTCTTGCTTTTTCACTTTTTGACTTAGGACTTTTACCAGCACCGCTTACACCTTGCTGTCCAAAACGTATAAGTTTTAAATTGTGTCCTTCTTGTGCTAAAACAACATGTGATTTAGTAGGATGTTTAGGAGTTCTTTTTGGTTTGTTGACTCCTTTTAATCCGTGTTTTTTAATTAAACTTGCTCTTCTTGTTTCGTGTGCCATGTTTCCTCTTTTGTTTTTTAAATGTTACTCGTACAACTTTTTGAAGCCTTCCAGACTTCATTAATTTGTGTATGTTTTTAAAAGTTTTAAGCATTTTCTTCTTTGGTTTTCCAAACGAGATTGATTCCTCTGCGTTCTAGTTCTTTTATTACTTTGTGTTTTTTCTTTTTAGGTGAAGACTCTTTGTTTAAGTAATTTATCAGTTCTTGTTTCGGTATTGCTTTCATGTAGTGACGTATTGTAGCAGTTTTGCCTGTACGTCTGTCGTAACTTTTTTCTGTTGGTTTGAATTTGGTAGGAGGCATAGCTAGTTTAAGTATCTGCTTCTGAGACAAGCTCTGTCGTGTCTGTCTTGGTTGAGTCTTCTGATTGTAGGATCAACTTCATTATACCATATAAAAGGAAACAAAGCATGTACAGCTACACGTAGAGCCAAACAACCTAAACGAATAGCATACCATATAGCTACTCCCATATGCTCAAGATATTTTTCGTTGGCTTCTTTTAAGTGTTTAAAATTGATGTCTGGTTTCTTCATTGTTGTATTTTCTTTCTAACCATTTTAAATGTAAGTGATAATAATCTTCAAAGTCTTCGTAAGGTGGTAAGCCACTTCGGTGTCGTTCTAAACAATTCTCATCGTATAGGTTTCTACACCATTTCCTAAACATTTCATAATCATCACTCTTCATCATCGTCTTGCTCTGTATATTCTCCTTCAATTACGGTTACTACTTCTTTCTTTGCGGGTAGTATAAATACACCACCATTTGTTTTATGATCTACTTCTACTCGTTCTTTTTTAACAACACCTACACGATCTAGGATTGTTTGAGCTGCTTGTAACTTGTTTGCTACTTGTGGTATCGGCATATCAGTATTCATAATGTCTACCATCTTTAGAGCTGCTTGTGGTGCGCTGTTGGCCAAGATGTCCGTTGCAAGATCTATAATCTCATTTTTTAAAGACTTTACAACTTGATAGTGATTACCGCTATAACCTGCTTCTTTGGCTGCTAGTTTTGCATTGCCGTTGTTCTCTATCAAACAATCCAAGAACTTCTGTTGTTTGTTTGTTAAAGTTCTATCTTTATTGTTTGTTTCTTGTAAGTATGTGTTAGCCATAGTTTGTATTATAGGTCTAGTTAACGAACTTGTCAAGTCTTTTTGTAACTATTTCTTTGTAAAATTTCACAAATTAAATAATGCTTGACAAAATTGAAATCTGTATGTATAATATTCTTTAAGCCTCCCGGGGTTAAATACCTAACTAACTACCTCCCCTTTGATATGTCAATATATAGCGGAATAGCGCATATATATATTATAAGGTATGCCGCATTTATCAAGTTAACGAGTTAAAAGTTTCTTAAAATGTTCGACATTGCTATAATACCTACCCGCACCCCTATGGACGACTGCCCTCCCCATGTAAAAAACTACTTGACAAATTTGTAAAACTCTGAATGGGATCAAGAAAAATAAATAATTTATAACTTGAAAACTTTAGAGATTTATAGTAGTTGCCCCTAGCGGAAAAAGTCTTATAAAAACTATTCACAGTGTGAAGACTTTTCAAATTTCACAAGTTACCAAATTTCAAAGACACTCTTATAAAGTTTTAAAATATGACTTTAAAGCTTTGTATTCCTCATATACTCAAACACTTACATATTTAATTCTTAATCGAAGTTGTTGTTTTCGACCCATATGGTATTCTATATATAGTGATAGTAATTATAGTCACTGTGATCTTTAAAAATTCGTAATAAAATTTCAAACAATCTCAAGTTGTCGGTGGTTTTTCTTTTCAATGTTAATTTGCAAATATAGGAATTTTTACCATGCAAAACACTACACAACAAAAAAGTAAACCTTCAACTACAACAACAACAACGATTCGATTTACCGAAGAATTAATCAACATCGGTAAAAAGGTTTTAACCTCAATGGATCGAAGGCTGACAACGATAAACGCTAGTGCTTCACAGATTAAAGCAGATCGTTTATCACTTGGTCAGGACTTGACTGATTATCTTGGAAGTTATGGCAAAATTACAAGCCGTGACCAAGCTGAATTAATCAAGGATACACTGTATGACCAACTAAATTGGAAGCGTAATGGGCTACCTTCAGGCGGAAACAAAAATAGAGCCAAAGTAGACCCAACGATTACAAAATATTGGTCGGTCATTTTTGGATACCTTCAAGATAGCCCTAGAAATGTTATCAAAAAAGGGACACAGTTCACAGATATCAGAGAAGCTTATACTGATAGAGGAAACAGAAAATTGATTCGCTCTAGTAAGTATGAAATCTCAAAACTCATCAATGGACTGTATGAGAGTGGTGATAGTCTTACTAAGAAAGAAATAAACAATCTTACAAAGACTGTCTTAAAAGTTTTAACTGACTTAACCAACAACAGTTAAATAAACGAAGGAAAATCATCGCAATTAGAGATTTAGAAAAACCAAAAGGGTTTAGTTTTATAACTAGACCCTTTTTTTTATTGCGGAAAAATAACTCTTATAAAAAGTCTTCACACTGTGAGGCACTCAAAAAAAGTCTTATATAATTTGGCCCTTTAATAGAATAGTTCGACAGCTCAAAAAAACTCTTATTATTTTTTACTTTTGTGTAAATACAATTCAGTAATACTTTTTAATAGAATAGTTCGACAAGTAATACTTTTTAATAGAATAGTTCGACAAGTATTACTAACTAAGTTCTTATTCGGACTTGTATACCTCTAAGATGTGTGTAGAATAGTATATATGATAGGTATTATAGCGTTTAAAACATATAAACTATTATACAAATCCTTCACAATGTGAAGACTTTTAACCACAAACATAAAGGTAATAAATTATGACATCACGAATTAATTGGAATGATCCACATAATAATTCATTCCTTCCTGACCACAAGCCTCAAGGTGTTTGGTCAACAGTAGCACCAACACTTACGAGAAAGCAACAAGTCAGAAAGGGTTCAACTAATCTACCAAAGAATCTGTATAGAGAAAGTAAAATACATACAACCTTTGGTATCAAAGTAAAAGGATGATACAGATATGAAAACAAAACTATTTCATTTATATAGTGTTGATCCTATGAGTGCAAGTTTGACTTATAGGTATCCGTATATTAGAGTGTTAGGTTTATTTGTAAATTTTAAACTGCTTGTAAAGCTTATCTATCTGCTAAAAGGTTATCCCTCTTTCAATAAAGAGGTAGGCATTTTAGGATATAGATATTTTTAATGTTTATCTATCTATGAGAGCCAACGCCAAACAATAAAAACTCGGCAGGTCGCAGACGGATAGATATATAAAAGTGGTATGTGATAGGCTTTGAAAGGAGGTAAGTTCACATAGCAATTAGAAGTACATAACAAAGAAAAGTATTAGTACTATCTATAAATTATGTAGCGCCACTAGTTTAATGGTAAAACATTTAGATAAAGGTTCGAATCCTTTGTGGCACGATGTCGACAACATAATTGTAGAGTGGTGTATTAAATATGAAGATATTTGTGCCTTCTTCTAACCACTTTAAAAATTTTTAAACAAAGACACAGGAGGTGTCTGATGAGTAAAACTTATAATGTATTACAGTCCGCAAGTTATGGACAATGGGTTAAGGTAAAAGCTAACAACAAAGAAGAAGCAATAAAAAAAGTAAATGATGGTGATTGGACTGATGAAGATATTGTTTCTTCTGAATTAATAAGCCGTGAAACAACAGGTGATGTAGAGGAAGAGGTTCGTACTCCAAAAGTAGTGAAGCGTTGGCCTTTGTATTATGGTTGGAAAGATTAAAGGAGGTGTCTGATGAAAATGAATGACCTAGATGATCTACACCATTTCGTCAATGATCTATACGAGAGATGGGATGAAGGTGAGATATCGTATGAACTAGCTCGTGATAAAGCTAGAGTATATTGTGGTAAGTGGGCTTTTAAAATTACTAGAATGTATCTAGATGAATATAAATATAAGATAAACCATAAAACAGGTGCGCCTATATTTTATCTAAGAAAAGACAAGGAGGTGTCTGATGAGTAGTAAATGGATGTTAATAAAAACAGATAAGGACTTAAATGTTTCTACTGCTATAGTTAAAGCGAGTAGTTGGTCTAATGCTTTAGATTGGGTTAGTGATGTTGAGTTTGAAGAAGCAGATAATGAATCTTCAATGTTTGATTATATCGGATTACATCCTGATGATGTACAAGTAATAGAGGTGTCTGATGAAAATTGAAATAGAATTAGAATGGTGTAAAACTTGTGATGGTCGTGGTAATTATGATAAATATGTACCATCATACGATTATGACGGCAGAGAGCATCGGATAGATTGTAAAGATTGTGGTGGTGTAGGAAAAATAGCATACACTTCAATAAACGACCAAAAATGTAAATTAAAATTGGAGGTGTCTGAATGAGTTATAATTTACTATCAGTAAACAGCAATCCTAAGATTGATAAGAGCAATGAGATACAAGGTGAGTATTGGTCGTGTATTCTACATATGCGACCTATTAATACTAAGATATGTCCGTATCAAAATATTGCAGGTTGTAAGGATGCTTGTTTAAATACAGCAGGATTAGGCGGTGTATATCCTAGTATTCAAAATGCTAGGCAGAGAAAGACTGATCTATTCTTAAATGATAGGGCTGAGTTTATGTCTCAACTAGTGTTAGATATTATAAAGTTTATCGGTGCTTGTGATCGTAAAGGTAAGAAGCCTTGTATTAGATTGAATGGCACGAGTGATATACAATGGGAAAAGATTATGGTTGAGTGTGGCCAAAATATATTTGAGATGTTTCCACAGGTGCAGTTCTATGACTACACTAAGATACCTACAAGAAAAGTAGATCACATATCTAACTATCATTTAACGTGGAGCTATAGTGAAGCTGCAGAAAAGTATGCTAAGTTGTTTGATAGTGTGCCTTATAATAAAGCTGTAGTGTTCCGTAATAAAGACTTGCCTTCTACCTTCAAAGGTGTTAAGGTTATAGATGGAGACAAGCACGATATGAGATTTTTAGATGAGACTAATGTAGTAGTAGGTCTGAAAGCAAAAGGTAAAGCCAAGTTAGATGACTCAGGCTTTGTAATTGATAATTAATATAGGAAAGAAAGTTATGATTGATAATATAGAAAATGTAAAAAAAGGAACTGAACTAAGAGTCGATAATGGTTTGGGTTTATGTACTGCTTACTCACTAGAGAGTATCAAACAAGGAAAAGGATTTAAAAAGACTTTGCTTGTTGATCTGAGAGCAAGTGAGGTAGGATTCTTTGATGAGATGGGTAGTATATATGTTGAAGATATTAAAGAAGTAATTTTATAAAGGAGAGAAAGTTATGAAACTAAAAACAGTGTTAGCAATAATGAAAGCTTTAGGTAAGACTATACCTGTTGACATGTCAGAAGAATATCAGTATAACCAACTTCAGCGACAATTTTATTATTCAGACAGTAAAGAAGAGTGGGTTGATATCTTAGAACTAGATGTGATCCACGCAATTAGAATCATTAGAAAGATAGGAGCATAGAGAGTTATGTCACATTGGAGTAAAGATGCTATCGTTGATAGAGTAGAGAGTGAACTAGCTGAGATGGAAACATTAGAAGTCTTTAGTTATATTATAAAAAACAAACTAGGTATTAGTTTAATATTCAAATATATCTTCCGCTTGGTAGATATGGATGAACTGAAAGATGAATATATAGTTGATCATCTTTTTGAAACAACAATGAATGAAGGCCCTTAAGGAGGAGCTAATATTATGTCAATAATGTCAATAAAAAATATACCTTATAAGAAAGGTAAAGAGAGAGAAGCATCAGATAAAATCATTGATCTTCTCAAGAAAGGTCTAGAGGATTCACCTTATAGACTTGCAAGAAAAAGATATAGAGGTCCAAGAACTTTACCTGCATTGAAAGATGGGCGAGGACGTAGAGGATACGATCAGGATCTACCCATTGAACACGCAGAGAGAGTGACACTTTACTTTGATTACAGAACCAAAGCCAAGAGAATAAATAGTATCAACGATGAAATGTATCGGTTGACTTGTGATCTTTGGGATAAACAACACGAGGTGCGTGAACTTATACAAAGACGAGAGAGCCTAAGGGAGGCAATAGATGAGCTTAGAAAGTAAAGAAGAGGGCATCAATGTACTGAGCTTGTTCGATGGAATGAGCTGTGGTCAACAAGCATTGGATAGACTTGGAATCAAAGTCAACAAGTATTATGCGGCAGAGATTGACAAGTATGCAATGCAAATTACTCAGAAGAATTATCCTGATACAATACAACTAGGAGATGTTTGTGGTGTGGTGGCCAAAGACTTGCCAAAGGTAGATTTACTTTTGGCAGGTTCACCATGTCAAGGATTTAGTTTTGCAGGTAAGCAATTAGCATTCGATGATCCAAGATCAATGTTGTTCTTTGAGTTTATACGACTGTTAAGAGAACTAAAGCCTAAGTATTTTCTACTAGAGAATGTTCGTATGAAGAAACAGTATCTTGATATAATCACTGAGCAAGTATCGTCTTGTTATACTCCTGATGAGGTAGACGATGAGTTTGTAGATATGTTTGGTAATGTTAGAATAGAACCAATCCTAATCAACAGTGCATTGGTTAGTCCGCAAAATAGATGGAGATATTATTGGACTAACGCAAAAGGTGTAACACAACCTGAGGATAAAGGATTAGTGTTGCGTGATGCGTTAGAAGATAATCACAATGAGAATCCTGTCAAAGATACTGAGAGGAATCGCAGACACTACAAGAATCCTGACGATAAGAGTTTATGTATGACGGCCACAATGTACAAAGGTGCAGGTAACAATGGTATGACACTTGTACCAATGACGAAGCCTGACCATGTAGGTACAGCAGTGGATGTCAATGGACATGATATACTCAAGAGAGTCTACTCACCTGATGGTAAGTCACCTACTCTTAATACAATGGGAGGTGGCAATAGAGAACCGAAGGTTGTTACAGGTGCATGGAGAGGTAGGTACAACAAAGATGGATCAACCACACAGAAATTAGAGCTACGTAAAGATGATAAGACCAATACTCTTACGACAGTACAGAAAGATAATGTGGTAGTAGATCAAGAGATGAGGTGGAGAAAGCTTACACCACTAGAATGCGAGAGACTACAGACAGTGCCTGATAACTACACTGAAGGAGTCTCAAACACACAGCGATACAAGATGCTCGGAAATGGGTGGACAATCGATGTGATTTCACATATACTAAGTAATATTAAATAAATAAATAAACAAAGGAGAAAAAGATATGATTTATTCTAATTATATAGCTTCGATTATACAGAAGACTTTAAAAGACGATACTGAAATTGTCGCTGAAGTTGGTTACGTTGATTCAAGCGAGTCCAATATTGTTAGTGGGCCATTCAAAAAGAAGATAGAATTAACAGATCAGTATGGTACACAGTACCTAGTAACTATACAAGAGACTAAAACCACTAGTCCTATGGGAAAGGTGTACACTTATGATGTCTGAAAAAGAACAACTTGAAATAGAAATTGAAGATATCAACAATGCAGTAAAGATACTTCAAGATACGAGACGTGTTAAATGTATTAAACTCGCACACATTGAAGCAAAAGAAAATGGTGGAGGTTTTGAATATGTTTGGCAAAGAATTGATGACTTAATGGGAGAAATAAGATGGCGAAACTAAAAGCAATAATGTTGGATGCTGAGAATGCAGTGCTGCATGTAGCTGATGATGCATGGGATAAAGTTAAAAATGATCTACCTATCTTTTGGACAGGTCAACCTAAACCTAACCACGTTGAAAATTTTATAAGGAATGTTGTTCAATTATTGAAAGACGTGAACCATCCTTTAGCAGATAGTGAAGCTGTAGAATTTGCTGCACATCGTTATGTGATGCAGGAAATATACGGCTATGATTTAGATAGGTGAATGACAACACACCTTTTGATTTGTTGTCAAACAATAGTGAGGAGATAGTATTATGGCTAATATAGTACAAGTCGATCAAACAAGAAACGAAAACTACGGTAAGTTCTATAACATTCTTGGCCTTGTAAAAGGTAAGTATGGTAAAAGAATAAGACGTAGCAGGTGGCAAGTATTGCGCACTGGATTAGGAACTGAGTTCCAATTCGGTAGAAGATATTTCACCATTAAAGTTGTTTGATTATAACCCTTGGTTAGAACACCAAGCTATAAAGTAGCTAAAGTTTCGGTAGGATGTGGTAGGCATATAACTAAAACTTATATAGGAAAACACTATGAAAAACAATGACTTAGCTAAAGAGATTGACGATATGTTTGATAAGTTTAGCAACACATTAGATGTAAATAACTTTGGATTGTACATAAGTCCTGAACCCTTGAACCCTAATGATGATGTTGAGATCGAACAAGATAATGAAACTAAAGAATTAGATTTTAGTTGACATCAATATGTTCGTGTGGTACAATCTATATATAGTATATAATATATATAATTAATATAAGGATTATAAGAACTATGAACAATAATGTTATAAGTATTAAAGACTCTATAAAATCTAAAAGACATACATATTTTATAGACTTTATAGACTGGAGAAATTATACTCTCGTAGTCGATGCAAAGAATGAACAAGAAGCTATAGAGATAGTGAATCATAAACTCAATAACAATGAGCTAGATGATTTGATACCCACTAAGCACTTGTTTGAAATATTAAAAGTACAAACCATTAGTAATGAGGAGGAATAATAATGGCCAAACAAAAAATGAAAACAATTAAGATGACTGAAAAAAAATATCATGAGCTTATCGATAAGATAAACAAACTAGATAGTATTATTGAACACACTTCAGAGATGAACGATATGTATTTAAGTGACTTATCTGAGCTATCACGTATTAAGTTTTTTCTTTCAACACTTTTGAAATTAAAATGGAACAGAGATGTTTATCGTTACGAAGAACCTAAAGGAGAGAAGGTATGACCAACAGACTTAAAAAGATAACACCTTTCGTTGAATTTCCATCAAAAGAAATAGATGAGTTTGATGATATAGAATCTCAAATAAAAATTGTTTTAAATACCGAAACGAAAAAAACAAAAATATTAGAAACTTATTTCGTAGATGTAAAAGTCAAAGGCGAATGGAAAGAAAGATATGAAGTCGAAGCAGAATCAGAAGACGATGCAAGAGATCGTTGGCATGATGGTGATTGGATTGAAGCTTCTGATCATCTCGGTAATGAAAGAGAAGTTATTGACGTGGAGAAATGATAATGATTAAGTATTCGTTTCACATTCTTTCATTCGTTTTATTAATCATGCTTTTAGTTATGGGAGCTATACAACAATGAACATATTTTATTTTTATGACTGTCCAATAGCTTCAGCTAAAGCACAGCCTGACAAAATGTTAGTCAAGATGCCACTTGAAACTGCTCAGATGTTATGCACAGCACATCGAGAGTTAGATGGTGATGACTATGCAGATGAGGTAGGCCTATATAAAAGAGCTTATTGGAATCATCCTTGTACAATATGGGCAAGAGAATCTTATGATAATTATAGGTGGTTATATAAACACTTCATTGCATTAGGAAATGAATATAAGTATAGGTATGATAGAGAACATGGTAGTATTACAAAACTAAAAGATGTATTAGAACCTTGTCCTTTAAATATTAACGAAGGAGAAATGTCTACAGTTGCACAGGCCATGCCTGATCAATACAAAGACAATGATCCTATCAAAGCCTATCGCAACTACTGTATCAACGAGAAACATTATGCTAAGTGGGAACGAGGCAGAGATAAACCTGCATGGTGGGAGAAAAAAAATGACTAAGAAATATAAAATCACAAGAATAGAAACTATTACTATTGAGATTGAGGCAAAGGACAATGCAGAAATAAGACGTTTACACATGGAAGGTATTGTTGATGACCATTGTTCTAGTGCTTTGTGGAATGATCCTAATTTAGATTATCCTCAATACATTTATCAGGTTGATGGAAATTTAGTAGACATATGGAAGGAGAAAGATGACTGATTACATTTGGAATGGTTTGAATCTTAAACTCAAAGGCATTGCAGAAGCACGAGAGTACTTGAGACAGTTTAAAGATATGTCAGTGGTGATTCGTCTTGACAATCTTAAAGACTTCGAGCTGCTAACGAAGGCTAAGTTCAAGATGCATGGCCTTAAAAGAATAAAGATCATAAATGGATTAGAGAATCCAAAGAAATTCTTTTATGATTATACACAAAGACGTAAATAAAACTTGACAGATTTAAAATCTGTCCTTACAATACTAGATACGAAAAGAAATATAAATGATGAGAAGTGTATACTCACTACGAGTCGTGTAATATAAGCAATACAATACTACACTATACCTATACACAGGTCGCTTAGATACACCTGTTTCTACAACAGGCGAGTGCGTGAGGGCATTCGTGACTCCATAAACCCTCACAACTTTCTCTATTATATTTCATTTAGTGCTTGACATTAGCATTGGATTCCTGTATAATCCACCTAATGTTTAACGACAATAACTTCTTTAATATGGAGGACCTTATATGATAGAAGAAGGAATCGCTTATTGGGTAAGCGCAACAAAACCCAACGACACCTTTGATCCGCCTACCTATCAGTGTACTCTAGTAGTAGACAAAGAAACTGCTGCTAAGTATGAAGCTGATGGTCATAAGATCAAAGAAATTGATGAGCAACCTGCGTTGTTCTTCAAAAAGTATTACCTAAGGCCTGATGGTTCTACTAATCCACCAGTACGTGTTGTGGATGCAGCTAAGAATCCTTTTGATCAGCCAATAGGTAATGGTTCTAAAATAAAAGTTCAGTTTCAACCTAAGACTGTTGAGAATAAGTTCGGAACTTTTAATCGTTTAGACCTTCAAGCAATACAAGTCATAGATCACGTTCCATACAGTGATGGAAGTGAAGATGAGTTTGATGTGCTTGATGGTGCTGATGATATTGAATTTTAATAGGAGTCAGTAATGGACGAAGAACAAAAACCTTACATTGAGATCGGCGGAGTACAGCTAAACGTAGATGATTTACCTGAAGAAGGACAAGCCATCTTTGGTAGACTTCAAAGACTCAATCAAAAGAAAGCAAACATGACTCTTGATTTGGAAGAGATACAAGCAAGTATTAGTTTCTTTTCTAGTCGAATCGTACATCTTGTCAACAACGAAGGTTCAGAAGAATCTGAAGTTGACATCGAAGAGACAGATGCTTTTCCTCCTGAAGAGGACTAATGTAGTACAGGTAGGAAGTACCTTTTCAAACTTCGGTAGGTGGTAGGCAATTTTTAAAGGAGCAAACAAGATGAATACAGAATTTGTAGAATTTCATAAACCTTGTCCTGTTTGCGATAGTAGTGATGCTTGTTCAGTTAATGAAGATGGATCAGCTAAGTGTTTTAGTTGTGATACTTTTATACAAGACTACTACAATAAAACAGGTGAGGAAAAAGGAATGG